TTTCTAACGAAATATAAATTAATAAAAAATCCACAAAAAGCACTTAATAAGTTACTAAAATAAGTATAAGTTAACAGATCAAATGGATTAATAAAAAAACTAACAGCCAAAGATATCCAAAAACTAGAGCATTCATGACAAAGTAAAGGTTTATGAATATATGGTATTTTAGCTATGAAATTTCTAAAAGGTCTAGCGACCTCAGTATCACTCCAAGCATAAGTCACCCCCAAACAAATAAATAAATACGCTAAGAATTGATAAAACATTTAAATAAAATAAACAATTAGTTTATCTTCTTTTTCAACTACAGAAAATGATTTAAAACTAATCTTTTCATCACTTAATTTTTTAGCAAGATTTTTCCAATCCCCTTCAGATTTGCCAATCTCAAATACTCTTCCGCCACTATTTCTAAACATGCTTTCTTGCATCATTTTAAAGTGGTTCTCCATTGGGTCACTTGGTACTTGAGAGGATTTAATTTCTTCTGCTTTTTCTTCTAATAATTTTTTTATTTCTTCGTTATTTATTAGATTATTAAAGTAATCTTCTTCACTAGTAATTTTACTTTGAAGATGAGCCTTTACTCTATTCTTGCAAGAGCAATTTGGATTATCTCTAGAGCTAGTAAGATCAGCTAAAATTTCTGGAAACTTACCTTTAAGAGAATTAAAGAATACATCATTCTTAATGAAAGTATTAAAAAATACTGGCGAATTGAGGAGTTCTTGAAATGTCATATTTATTATATTATAGTATATATATTATTAAAAATCTAAAAATTATGGTTGAAGGTATAGCGTTTTTGTTTGATTATATTGAGCTTCATTATCATTACTAAATGTAGAATTTAAATTAGTAAGTATATTATTAGGTAAATCAAATGTTGCTAAATTTATATTAGACTGATATTTTTTTATTGATATGTATTGCCCAACATCAGGACTAATGTACCCTGAATTTGGCAAATTACGGAGATTCGATACAAACGTAGTACTACTTGCGCTACTATTAAATGAAATTTCTTGTTTTATTGGATATTGAATATATACAGTATCTGGTGAGTAATTTCCAATAGTGTAATTAACAATACGATTTACATCAACATTAATTCCAAAAGATTGGACTCGGTTAGAGTTGAAAAGCGTTAGGTTTGAATCTATAAAACACGGATCTCCAACATTAAATGTATTTAAATTTACTGGTTTTGAGATAAAAGATATTTCAGAAGCTGGCCAATTAAAAATAATTCCTCTTATATCAACTGTTGGATATTCTCCTAGTTTATAATTGAAAGAATAGTTAGTTAAATATCCATTTGTAAATGTTACATATTTATCACCATATTCAATTCTACCAGAAAATGAATTAACACCAGTATAAGGCAAAAATCTATCACTATCACTTAATATATAAGATAAATCAAATTGAGCCACTGGAAAACCATCTTTTGTATAGTTAATTGAATCATTTATAGATATTTGAGGAGCTATTTTAAGATCAACTCCAATATTAAAACTTCTTACTCCAGATACCAAAGAATCATTTAGATAAAAGTTCTGATTTTCTATAGTATATACATTAAACATTAATTATAATTACACTACTTTTTAGTGTAAAATATAAGAGGTAAAAGGTATATGGCTAGTATTTTTGATACAGTTCCATCTTGGAATTCTGGGAGTACTTATAACAAGTACGATATAGTGTTAGGTAGTGATGGAAAATACTATTATTCAATAATAGATTCTAATGCAGGGGCTGGGAATAATCCAGTAACTCCTGAGAATCTTCAACTTGATTGGGATGGATACATTCTTTTAAATAGCGTATTATATCCTAATTTTTGGTGGAAACCTTCTTATGATGCAAAAATTAATACTAAACCAAGAATTAAAGTAAATAAATTTGGAAATGGATACGAACAAAGAATTAATGATGGAATAAATAATAATTTAATAGAATTTTCATTAGTTCTTGACAATAGAAGTGAAAAAGAAACTGTTTCAATTCTGCATTTTTTACAACAAAGAAATGGCCAAGAATCTTTTGTATATAATTTGCCTACGATTTATTCAAAATCATCAACAAATTTAACTACTAGATTTATTGCTCCAGAATGGGGTTCTTCCTATGTGTCATATAATAACTATAAAATAGATTTAAATCTTATAGAAGTACCAGTTTAATATTATGCCAACCTCATCTGAAGTTTATAATTTAATAGTAAGTGGCAATCAATCTTTAAATACCGAACTTAGCTCTTTAACACCATCTACACAGGTTATTTTATATGAAATTGATTTATCAGAAATAGCACCTACAACTATTAATTTTAATTATAATGGAGATCAACCGATTAATAATGGAATATTTAGAATATATAATGATTATAATTTATTCAAAATCGTAAATAACCCATATGGAGCATTAAAATGGCAAAATAATTATTATTATCCTTTTCCAATTTTTTCAGAAGGTTTTGAATATTCTTCTGCAGGAACACTACCAACTCCAAAAGTTTCAATATCTAATCTTTCTCCAGATTATTCTTCTAACTCTTTCTACAGATACATTAGAATGCAAATGCAAAGTTTAGGAGATATTGTTGGTGCAAAATTTAGTAGAATTAAAACATTTTTAAAATATCTCGATAAAGCAAATTTTTCTAATAACATTAATCCTTTTAATAAAAATGAAGGATTATATGAAATAGAGCTACCAAGAGATATTTATTATGTAGATAGAAAAACGGTTGAGAATAGGAATATAGTTGAATATCAATTAAATACAATTTTAGATATAGAAAATTTAACATTACCAGGAAGAACAATTTACGCTAAAAAATGTCCATTTCAATATAGAGGAGAAGGATGCTGTTACGAATATAATAGCAGATTAACTTATTTGCACAGCGGAATTTATGCAGGTATAGATAATTCTCCCATAACAGTAAGAGGTCTTTACACTGCCCCACCAGTAGCTACAGAAAATGATCAGTTATTTTTTGGAAGCGTTTTTAATCCTACTGGAGGTAGGGCACATCTTTCAGCAATATTTAGAATAACTGGAGCAAATTATGGAACTAATGGCCCTCTTGGAAATTCTGGACAATGGTCTCAAAATCAAACATATATTTCTGGAGATTTTATTTATTTACAAAATAGAGGATTAAAATTTTATTATGTTTGTTTAAATAATCATTTATCTGATCCATTTAATGCTCCACCAAATACTAATTACTGGTCAGCTGATTCATGTTCAAAAAATATAAACGCTTGTAGATTAAGATGGTTAAAAAATCCAGCTTTTAGACCAGTTATTTGGCCAGCAGATAGAAATGGAGAGAACTGGACTCAAACAAAAGATAGAATAGTAAGTTTGGTTGGAAGTGGCGAAAGAATAAGTTTATGGGCAACTGGTTTAAATGGTGTTCCAATTAATTTCCCAAGAAGACCTGGAGCAGAAAATCCAACTGGAATTAGAGCGCATGGAATTCCAAAAGATATGAATCAAAATTATTTAAATGGATTTCTTCCATTCGGAGGATTTCCAGGAACAAATCAACCCCAAGCATAAAAATGATTGATAAAAAAAATAAAAATTTTATTATAAAAGAATGTTCAAAAAATCCATCAGAAGAAATTTGTGGATTTATAGTACTTAAAAATGATAATTTTATATGCATGCCATGTGAAAATATTGCAAAAAATAAAAAAGAAAATTTTATGATATCTTCTTTGGATTATATTAAAATAAAAAAATATTCAGATCAAATTCTTTATATTTATCATAGCCATATAAATGATAATGAAAATTTTTCTGAACAAGATATTTCTTGCTCTGAAAATTTATGTCTACCAATTATAATGTATAATTTAAATAAAAAAATATTTAAAATTCATGAACCAATAAGTATAAAAAAAGAATATATTGGAAGATTCTATCAACATGGAAAATATGATTGTTTTAGATTAATTGAAGAATTTTATAAAAAAGAAAAGTCTATAGAATTCAAGTATGATAATAATTTTTATTCAAAATCATTAGAACAAATGGATATAAAAACAGAATTATATAAATTTTATAAGAATAATAATTTCCAACTTATAGAAAATAAAAGCGATCTTAAATTGCACGATATACTTTTAATAGATGCTTTTGGAGATCATAAACCAAAACATTTCGCATTGTATATGGGACAAGATAAAATTTTACATCAACCTATGTTTGGTTTCTCAAGAATCGAAAATTATTGTAATTTTTATAAAAGGCATACAGATTCAATCTTTAGGTTAAAAATATGATAACAGTAAATTTGCATGGTAAATTGGGTGAAGACTTGGGAGAAACATGGGAATTAGATGTTTCTTCTGTGGCAGAAGCTTTGCACGCTATAGATATAAATACTAAAAAATTAAGACATTGGTTATTATATAATAAAGATCAATATGAATATGAGATTTTAGCAGATAATAATAGTTTTTTTGATGAATCTCCTGAGTTTAAAGATATAAATGAATTAAAAAATTCTGAATTCTGTTTAGATATTAAAGATAAAATAAAAACAATAGATATTGTCCCTTCTGTTATAGGCTCTGGAGGAGTTGGGAAAATATTCGTAGGAGCAGCTCTAATTGTTGCAGCGGTAGCGGTCGCTGTATTTACGCCATTTATTTTACCAGCTGTAGCTATTGGATTTGCTGGTTTAGCTTTAATTGCAGCAGGAACGAGTGAATTATTATCAAAACCCCCACCATCTGTTCCTTTTACCGCTCAACAAACTAATCCAATAGATGGACAGGGTGAAGCTGGAGGACCAACCTCTTATCTTTTTAATGGTCCAGTAAACACCGTAGGAGAAGGTGGTCCAGTCCCAATAGGATATGGAGAGCTAATCGTTGGTGGTAATAATGTATTTAGTAGTTATGAAATTGTTTATAGAGCATATGCTGGTAATTTTGATACAAATACTTTACAAATTAATAATGCAGGAAATGCTCAGTATTTATTTAACTCTAGGTGTCAGTTAATAAGTCAAGAAGCTTTACAAGCTTTAGCTTTTTAAGTTTATGGGAAATCCAAATAAATACGCAGATGGTTTACAGTACCTTGCATTTCCTGGAAACGTTGGTCAAGGAGTATGTGGATATAATTTTCCAGAAAGCACGGCTCAAGATGATGTAGGTGGTGGTAATTTATGTTTAAGCTTTAGTGGTACAGCGTTACCTGTTCCGACTTCTAATCCAGGCGCACCAAATATTTATGGTAGGGGTCCAAGTGGTTTTCTTGCAAGGCATACTGTATTAGCTGTAATGACTGGGGCTAATATTCAAAAATTTAGTACTAGAGATGGAAGCCCTGCAGATGGCGCACTCTTTAGGGCGAATACTTTTGGCGCGCCAGATTTACAAACTATTTTTGGTGTGAGTACGGTCGCCTCAGTAGAAGCGGGAACTGATCCACAAACTAACGGAGTACGTTTAACTCAAAGATTCAAAGATCAAAGAGCATATACTTCTATTGGTCAAATTAATGTATTAGATTTAGTTTGCGAGGGTCCGATTGAAGGATTTGTTAGTGGATTATATATTCCAAATTTAAGTGGAAAATCAATTGGAGATATAGGATACACTAGTGTTAGATTTCAACCATATGAACAAACTTACAGTAATCCAGAAACCAGATCAATATTTTGGAATGATACTCCAATTACAGATCTTGCAGGATTTTATAATTTTCAATATGTAAATTATAAATATACATATGGCGAAAAAACAAATGATCATACAGTTTATAATCCATATTTAAATCTTTATGAAGAAAGAAGAGATTACTTTGGCAAACAAGTAGATCAAAACAAAATACCATTACAAACCTCAATAACAAAAAGTATAAATGAAACTTTATATGGATTTTATCAACTAACTGGAACTCAAATATTAACACCAAAAACTTATTATGTATACAACACTGATGTTTCATCACTTAAAATAAATATAAAAATAAACAGTTTATATGAGCAAATACTAACTGGAGCAAACGCTGGAGATGTTGAACCGCAAATTGGAGTTTTTACATTTGCAATATACAGAATTCTTTCAGATAATAGTCTTATATTATTAGATACATCTAAATATAGACCTTATTTAAGAGAAGGATATTCAATCGATACTATTCAACTCCAAGGAAAAATAGCTAATAGCCCAGTAATAGTTCCATATGAAATAACATTAAGACCTTATGCAGAAAATACTCCTTGGTTTGAAATCTTTCCAAATCAAATTGGTTGGGCTATAGACCTTGTTAAAAAAACAAGAGAAAGCACTGGCGGTGGACTTTTTAACTCTACATCAATAGATAGTATAACTGAAGTTTATTCAGATCGTTTTGTTTATCCAGATACTGCTTTAGTTTATTCTAAATTTGATGCAAGATATTTTAATGATATTCCAACGAGAACATATAAATTAAGATTATTGAAAGTTAAGATACCAGTAAATTATGATCCAGTTGCTAGAAATTATACTGGTCCGTGGAATGGAAAATTTAAAATTGCATGGACTGATAACCCAGCTTGGTGTTTTTATGATTTAATTATAAACAATAGATTTGGATTAGGAAAATTTATTGATTCTAGTTTAACAGATAAATGGACTTTATATGAAATTGGTCAATATTGCGATGAACTTGTATCCGATGGTCTTGGAGGTTTGGAGCCTAGATTTACTTGTAATTTATATATTAATACAAAAGAAGAAGCCTATAAAGTTTTAAACGATATGGCAAGCATTTTTAGAGCAATCGTATATTATTCAGCTGGACAAATAACTGTATCTCAAGATTCATTAAAAGAGCCTATATATCTTTTTAATAATAGTAGCGTTATAGAAGGAACATTCAATTATTCTGATGCTTCTAAAAAGTCAAGAAAAACAGTAGCATCTGTAAGATTTAATGATAAAAATGATAATTTTAAACCAGCAATTGAATACGTAGAAGACAAAAATTCAATATTAAAATATGGAATACGAGAAACAGAAATTGTTGCATTTGGTTGCACAAGCAGTAGTCAAGCAAAAAGAATTGGCAAATGGCTTTTAACTACTCAAAACACAGAAACAGAATTAGTTGATTTTCAAGTTGGTCTAGAGGGTAATTATTTAAGACCAGGGGATGTTATCTCAATTTATGATCAATATAGAAAAAATCAATCTTACGCAGGAAGAACTTTAGAGCTAACTAGTGGATACGCAGTATTAGATACTCCATATAATTTTACTAATACATACGCAATTACTGGTGCGAATATGAATAATTCATTTGTATTTAATATATTAACTCCAACTTATAATTTAAATCCTGGAACACAACTTGGAGACTTGTATATTACTGGTTTTAATATTACATCTTCTGGAGTTACAGGATTAAATAGTTCATTCTTTAGAAGAAGTCAGTTGCAATCTATTAAAATAAATAGTCCACAAAATTATTTAACTAGTGGATCTGGAATATACTCTAATAATATAAGACTTAATTTTCCAAGCGGTTTAATAGTTAGCGGTTATAGTTTACCGCAAAACACAGTTTGGAATATAGATATAAATACTTCTGGATATGCAACAGCAGGAATTAATACTAGGTCTGAGATGAACAATGAAGGCAGAGCCTTGTATCCAGGATATTACCTAGAATCATTTCTTAATAAACCTAAAAAATATAGAGTATTAACCATTACAGAAAAAGAACCAGAAATATTTAATGTTAACGCTCTTGAATATAATGATCAAAAATATGCAGATATTGACAATGTAAATGATTTAGTTAACGTACCACTTAGACCTGCTGCACCAGTTGCTCCTACTTTATTTTTAAGTGGAATATTTAGAGATCCTATTACTAATTCTTATCTAAGTAATCCAGCAGGAACACATTATACTACTAATCAAGGCGGAATTAACAGCGTAATGTATAATATACAACCACCAACAAATAATGCAAGTAATAATCTATATTATGTATATATAAAACCATTTTCTGATTTCACAAGTGCAACTGTAACTCCAGAATCATTTTTATTTGATGCAATATCTCCTTCAACACTTAGAACTGGTTTAAGTCGATTCGATTGGTCTATAGGCACTATACCAGCATTTATAACACCAACTGGTGCTGGCACATATTATTTTAGAATATTCGCTGAAAATAATATCGGAGAAAGAACTCCAGCGCTCAATGGATCATACAATCTAACCAATCAAGCTTCTGTTTTCAGCGTTCAAGCTTCTGGTACAAATGTTTATTAATTTATGAAAGTAAAAAATTTAAATTTAACTTTAGAGTGGCAAACTATCAGAAATATTCCTGATTTTTTAAAAATTGATACGCAGTTTCCAACTTACAATGTAAAAGTAAAAAATGAAAATGATTATCTTATTCATCAAAATTTAAATTTAAATAATCATGAATTTATTATGGAGTCTAATCTTCAATATGAAGATTTTATGCTTAAACCAAAGCTTAGTGTAGAGATTTCTAAAAATAAAACTAAAAATATTTTTAAATATAATTTTGAAAATAATTATTTAAAATATAAAGAATTAAATAATAAATTAGGTTTTTTTAAAAAAATAAAATTTGAAGTAGATTACAATAATGATGGTAAAGGCGATTTTGAGCTAAAGGCTGAATATGCTGAAATTGAAAATTTGAATAAAAGTATTTTATTTAATAAAATTTACCGTAGTAGCGATTATATTAGCGTGAAATTACTTTTAGATAAAGAATATTTTAAACAACAAGAAATACATTCTTTACTTGTATTAAGTGAAGTTTCTAATAAGTTAGTTAAAAATAAAAAATTAACAAATCTATTCACCGAAAGAGTAGAAGAAAAATGGCTTGATGTTAACGATTCAACCGCATTACTAACAATACCTTTTATTGAAAGTGATATTGTTGAGATATCTGAAAATTTAAATATTAAAATTATTCCACTTAATTACCTTCAATCAGAATTATATAACTTTTTAAGACCAAGAGAATCTCAGGAAGATATTAATAATTTATATGAAGAGTATTTTCCTAATCAAACATTTAATATTGGCAAAATATATAAACAATCTGTAAATAACGAAACCTTGGCGTTTTATCAAAATTATTTATATTTATTCAATAATCAAAGCTTAAATTCAAACAGTTTAATTTCAGATTTATCAATTAATGATATGGTATTTAATAGCTATTTTCCATTATTAAACAAAGATCAAATCAACAAAACTATATGTTTATCTAATGATTTAAATACAGACGATGTACTTGACAATAATTATAACTTACAAAAGGGATATTTAGGCTTTTATAGCAAAGACTTAGCCTCCTATGAAGACGTAGCTATTGACTTAGATTACCTTCAAAATCAAGGAGTACTTCAAGCCAAAATCATTGAAATCGAAGAAAATAGCGATACTTGCAATATTTATATCGAATTTATAACCACTTTTTATAATAATGAGAAGTTCTATATAGAAACAAGTAATAATTTAAAATATAGTGAAAAATATAAAACAAATATTGATGGAAAAGATTATATTACATTATTATTCAAATATTCTTATGATTTAGGAAATTTAAATGAATATTTAAATGAAAATCCTTCTATAAATAAATCTCAAATTATATCAGATAAAGATTTAATCAACTTTTCAGCAAAATTAATATTATAAATTATCTTTTTACTTGTCTATAAACCGCTGAACTCAATAATCCGCCAGGTCTTTGTTGCTCTGTTATCACCCTCATTACTTGAGTTTTTACTTTTTCAGCAAGCTCTTTGGTTTCTTCTGCGTCTTTTTGCTGTTTGTCGGTTTGACTAGTTTCAGTATTTTCAGTTGTAGACCCTTCTTGATTTAAATTAACTACAACACTTACATTGTTTGTTGGAGAATAATTATTAGAATTTGTTTCACTAACGTTGCCAACTGCTCCTCCATCTGCAAATTTTTTAGCTCTTCCAGAATTAAGATCATCAAAGAATTTTTTGCCATACATATTAACTGCTTCTTTTCTCATTACGAATTCGCCACCCATAAGCATCGCTGGGATATCATCTTTGCTGCTTCCACCAGAAGCAAATTTTCTAACTTCTCCACCTTTAGCTAAAAATCCTAATCCAGCAGCTCCAACCCCCAAAAGAGCTTGATAATATGCACCTCTACTTTTTGCATTTTTTTGTTGATTATATTGATCTTGAATTTCTTGATTCATTCTAATGTTGTCTTGCAGTGCTTGTCTATTTGATTCGTTGACTCCAGCTACGTAATTTAAATAATCATATAATGCCATTTCTCTTTCTTGCCTTATTCTATTTTGGGGATTATTTGGATCAATAATAGCCTGTAAACCAAGTCTTGGATCGATAATATTCTCTCCAGCAGTTGGGTAAAGAGGATCATTATATCTATATACATTTTCACCCAAAAATTGAGTTTCTCCACCAAATGCAAATCTTTGGACTCTTCCGCCATATTTAAAATAATTATTTTTATCTGCATTTATACCAAACGTTGGAGCTATACTTGTAGAAGTAGCGGTTGGGTACCCAACGGTTGGGTTTGTTGCTGCACTTTGACCAACTATAGGAGCGGCCATTGCAGCCAGTACACCAAAAAATCCACCACCAGAACGTTTTTCGACTTTTCCTTCATTTAACATTTGCAAATATTCTTGACCATATTTATTAACAGCGCTCTTTCTAATAACATATTCTCCACCGCTCAACATAGCTGGAATATCATCTTTATTTCCTGATCCACCAACTACATTACCACCAGTAGAATAACCTTTAATTAACCCGCCTTTTGATTTACCAAATAAACTTCCAAATAATCCTCCACCACCTCCTCCAAATATATTACTTGTACTACCAAAAAGTTTTCCAAAAATTAAATTAGTGCTAAATTCGAGAGCTAATTGTTGTATTTTATCGCTAATATTAAGAGCCATTCTTGTAAAAGCATCACTAGCAGTAGCTGTTCCATTAGCAAAAGATAAAAAGGCATTATTAAATTCGCTCTTTATTGTTCTTGCTGTATCTGCTGCTCCAAGTTGAGCCTCTCTAAATGAATCTTCAGCACGATTATCAAATTGATCAAAAAATGAAGCACCAAAATCTTGTAATTGAGTTTCTTGACCAAGAATTCTAGCCTCTCTTGCCTCTTGTCTTCCTCCTCTAAAGTCTTCGGCAAATATCCCTCCAGCTTTTCTTTGGTCTAATAATATCTTTTCGCGAAGAGCTTCTAATCTTTTCCTATATTGATCTTCGGTAATAATTGTTTTTTCTATATCTTTTTGATACTGCTCTTCTGTTATTTCTTTATTTGCAAGCTGGGCGCCTAATCTTTCTCTTCGAATTGTTTCGTCACTTAATTGAGATCTAAGTTTTTCTGTTTCTTTATCTATTTCGTCATATACTCGATTTCTTCTAGATGGCGTTAATATATCTTCTCCAATCTTTTGTATTAATGCGCCTTGTTCTTTGCCTAAAATTTCCAAAGGATCTTGCAATCTCTTAAATAAAGTATTTTTAACAAATTCATCGGCTTTTCTTAATGTTAATGTATTATTTCTAAAAGCTTGAACGTAAGCTTCAATACTATCAATTGCGCTAGTTTTAAGAATATCATCGATTTTTTTAGTGCTAATTCCTTGAGATCTTAAATCTTTTACAATTTGCTCGATAAGAGCCGAACTAGATTCTTGATTTAAAGCTGTGCTACCCGAAGCAATTCTCCATTCAGCAAACTTTACTCTTGTTTCTTCTGCGTCTTGGTAAAGAGGTTCAATAGTGCTTAAGATATCATTTAAATTTGTATTTAAACTTTTTACTTTTTCTTCTAGCATTCGTGGTGTAGTTGGAGCTTCATCAAAATTAGCCATACCTTCAGAAAAACTAGGTAATTCACTACCACCACCTGGACCGAAAACATTTTTTCTAGCTATCGTTGGAATTGGTTTTCTTTCCATTTCTATTCGTTCTGTTTCTAATCGAGTTCTTTCTTCTAATAATTTTTCTAAACTTTTACTAACAGCGCCTATTCTTTGTCTACCTTCTTCTGTTGCGGCTAATTTTCTTATTACAGATTCTCCAGTAGATTCTTGAAGAGATAATAAACTTTTTCCTATAACTTTAGCTGTTGTAGGATCTTCTATTACTTTTCCCTTAGTTTTAAATTCTTCTAATAAAATTCTAACTCCTTCATTTGAAAGTTTAGAGCTACTTTCTGCTAATTTTTTATTAATAATCAAACTAATAGTATCATAATCTGCATTTTTAAATGCTTCTAATACTTGATTTACAGTCTCTTCTCCAAGAGGACCAAGACCAGTAGAAATTTCATTTACAATTTTTTCTAAATTAAAAGCTTTTGTTTGTTCGTCAGCAGCAGAAGCTTGGACTCTCTTATATTCTTCAATAAGAGGAATAACTTTTTGTAAAGAAGATTGCGAAGATTGAAATTCATCTTGAAGAAATTGCAAATTTTTCTGAAGTTTTACTAGATCTTCTGTTTTTAAAGCTTTCAAAAATTGATAAGCACCTATTCCACCACCAACAACCGCCCCTGCAGCCGCACCATAAAGACCACCCCTTGCTCCCATACCAGCTCCGACAAATGCTCCAGTTCCTATCATACTTAGAGCTGTACTTATTCCATCAATAGCAGCTTGAGTTTTAATATCTTCATTTGAACTAAATTGAGATAAAGTTTGTAAAATTATTGGTAAACCAAAACTAAAAGCTAGGGCAGCACCACCAAATCTTTCAAATCCTTTAGACGCATTTTTTGTTTCTCTACTTAAATCTTTAAAATCTTTAATAAGTTGTTTTGTTGATTTATTTTGTGTTTCCGTCAATACACTTATTTGATATTGTAATGCGTTTGGATCACCCATAAATGTTGATGGCATATTTACAAAATTTGGGATAAATCCAGATGATGCTCCAGCAGTTTTTGCTCTACTTGAACCATATCTTGCTACACCTTGACCTAATCCCATTGGTTCATCTTTTGTATTATAAACTCCTAAACCGAGAGGATTCGAAGCAGAAGTCAATCTAGAATCTTTACCTACTCTTATTCTTGACATTGGAGTTCCAGCGCCAGCTTCTCTTTCAATTGCATCATTTAACGCTGTAAAATTAGGAATAAATCCGCCAGAAGCTTTTTTACCTTTGGTTGTACTGAATCTTCCAAATTGTCCCATTCCAACTTCTTTATAGATTTTATTCGCAAAACTTTGTAAATTATCATTAGATAAACTTCCTTTAAAATCTCCAAGAACAGTACTAAAACCAAATAATTTTTGTAAATTTCTTAAATTTTTACCACCTCTAACATCAAAATCTCCAAATCCTTTTTGTGAATCTAATGCCGTATAATTTAATGCTGTTTTCACTCCAATTTCAAAAGCAGAACCGACTGCTCCTCTTACTGCGCCATATGCGCCTTTTTCTCCAGAACTAGAAAATGCACTAGCTAGTGTTCCTTTATTTACAGTTCTGCCTAAAGGTTTTAAAGTATCAATAAAACCAGATGTATTATCTAAAATACTATTAGTTATATTTGTAAATAATCTTCTTTTATCATCAGCTAAATCTCCTTCTAAAGCAGATTTTTTCATTCCATAAACTGGCACATTTGTAATTGCAAATTCTGAAGATTTACCTTTTGGAGAAAATGGTCCAGCTAGTTTTCTTGAAGATCCAATAAATGGCAATAATACGCTAGCTATACTACTAACATCCAGTGGAGTTGGTTTATTTAATGCAGACTTACTTTTTCTTTGAGCAGTCTTTACATCAGATCTAACATACCCTGCTTTTGCTGCATCTTCTGGAGTTATAGCTTTTGTTTTAATCGCATAAGGAATTTGAGAAGCAGAAAATCTTTTATTGTTTATAACATAATCTGCAAAATTAGGTATAAATCCATTACTTGCATATGGATTAAAGCCGTATACCGAATTAAATTGACTTTGATAATTTTTTCCAGCATCACTTTGAATTGGAGGCATAATCGCTGGCTGACTCATTCCAGGAAATTTTTTAACTTTTTCTGCTGAATTATAAGTTACAGAACCTTCTCCAGGGATATTCATTTTACGAACATATCCAGGAGAGTATCCACCAGCTAATGCACCTAAAATTTCTGAACTAGCAAAATTAGGAATAAATCCTCCGCTTTTAGCTTTTAATACTCCTCCCTTGGCAGTAACCCCTTTTCCTACTAGTCCTCCAGTTAGCGTGGAGGCAATGCTCGCGGCTCTTTGTCTTTCTATTGTTTGTTGTCGGATAATATTTAAAATTTTATTTTCTACATCTAATACGGTTATTTGTTTGTTAAATACTGCTTGAACAAGCGCTGGTTCTTGAGACAATACTTGATTTATTTTGGCTTGTATTTGCGCGCGTTGCTCCGACTGGGTATTTAAATTCAATAAAGCTTTTATAGATTCTCCAGCAAACTTAGCTAAGTTTAAAAATAATTTGCCAAATACAGCAGTTACAAGTATTGCTCCTGGACCGCTCACAAAAGTGCCTATACCCTCAAATATTCCTTTAGCAATTTTACTTCCTATCCCTTGGGAGTCTGAAGAGATGGATTCTAGTCCTTTATTTAATAATTCAAGCCCACTTTGAAAAGTTGGTTGTAGAGATATTTTTCCAAAATCTGCACCAAGCTGAGTTATATTAACAAACGTACGATTTATCAGTGCTGATAAAGTTTCATTTAGAGCCTGGTTTCTGGTTATAGCTTGATCTGTTGCTCCAGCAGAAGTCTCTAAAGCTCTATTATAAACCGAATACTCTTTACCTAAATCTGACAAAGCTGCTTTTAAAATGTTTATTTGAAAAACGCCTCCAACAGTTTCTGCTACTTGAGCACGTTGACCATCGCTCAACTGATTAAACGTTGTAGCTAAATTATTTAGAACTTGGATAGCTGGAAGAGTATTTCCTTCTAATGTTCTTACTTGAATGCCTAATTGCTCAAGTTGGTCTAAAGTATCTGTTCTCTGTATTCTTGTGAATATTGTTTTTAGTGAGTTACCAATAACAGCACCACCTCTAGCAGTTGTTTGCTGTACGCTGGTAACAATACCTAATAATTCATCAAAATCAACACCAGCATCTTGAGCAGAGCTTCCAACTCTTTTAATAGCTTCTGCGAGATCAGCAGAACTCACCGCAAATGCAGCATCAACATTTGCTAATTTATTGATAATTGCGGTAGAATCTAAAGCTGCATTACTAAAACTATTAATTGTGGCAGTTAATGCTTCTACTGAAGCCACAGTATCTAATCCGCTTAGACGAGTTAATATAAGAGCGTCTCTTGTTCTTTTAAGTGTTTCTTCGAGACCTAAACCTTGACGCGAAAATTCAGTTGCAGCTTGAGCAGCTGTATCAAAAGACTGAGCGGTGTCTTTTGCAATACTAAATAAACCACCGCCAAAAGCCGCTAAAGATTTTGAACTCACATTCAAAATAACATTAATATCAGTTAATGATTTTTCTACATCTATAGTACTTCTTACTAAAGACGAGAAAGCCTTCTCTACGCTATATATTAAGCCAGCACTGGCTCCGAAAGCAATAACACGAGCATTTGAAGCGTCTAGCGATTTTTGAAACTCATTAGATGCACCAGTAATTCGCCCTAGGGGTTGAGTAAAGGCTTTTTCATTCAATCCTTTGAATTTAAAATCACGCGCCAAGGCGCTCTGAATGTCTCTTTCGAGTTGCCTTGTATCCGCTCCTACTGAAATTGAAGCTGAAGTCCTAGCCATGCCTTATTCCTTTACTATAAGGAATTACACGAAATATTATTAATTATGATAGGATTTGCTACTAAGCTCCATGCATTTTCATTAAATCTTCCATGCTTAAAGTTCCACCTTTTTTCTGAGCTTCTTTATGTAAACTGATACCATTTTCGTCTTTACCTATCTTAGCTAAATCTTCTTTTTTGGCACCTACTATAGAAGTAGCAATTGCGCCTTCTGTTTTCTTTTGATTATTTTCATTTTTACTAAGAACTTCTTCTACGTTCTTACTACTTTCAAGCCATTCAATTAATTTATCTGGATCTTCATAATATTCATCACTAGGTTTATGTTTAGCTTCAGACAATGCATTTTTGAAATATCTAGCATATCCAAATACCTCCATTTGATAAAACGTTAAATATATAATTGGTTTTCCGTATAAATTATAAGCATTTTCATCACAAAGGTTAAATAAACTTAGATAATATGCTGAAAGAGCTATTTTCTTGAGATTATTTTCTATAAAATTTTTATTTATATTATTATAAATTTCTAGTACTTCTGATATTTCTTTATTCTCTAATTCATCAAATTCTTGTTCAGAGAAATATCTATCTTTTAAATCTTTATCTCTGAATAATGAGTTAAACATATAATATTCATTAATTTTTTTATTAGCGTAATCTTCCACAGTAAAACCTAGAAGATCTTTTCTTTCTACAGCTAAAGTTATTAACTCTAATTTTTTTTGGTCAATTTGTCTATTAAACTCATTTATATCATCACTTTTAAATAATTTAGATTTAGTTTGCCTAAGAGTAGATATGTCAGATTTTAATTTTTTAATTTTTTCGTTATTTTCTTTAGACCAAATACCTTCTAAAATCAAGTACTCTTCTTTTTGATCTTCTGTTGGAAGACCATTTCTTTTGGCTTTCTCTATAAACTCTTGCTTTAAATAATCTATTTCACCCGAATCAAAACTAGTATTATGCTTGAAGTATAATTTATTGCTCTTATAATAAGATAAAGAATAACCCTTTAATATATCAATAAACAAAAGCCGTAATTTGTTTTTGTCTAAAGTTTGCAATCATTATCCTTTTTATTCTTTTGTTTCGCTACTTTGTAAATTATTAAGAAGTTTTTCAAATTCTTCTTGAGAAGCAGCCCTACCAATATACCAAAAACTAATCAAATAAAGAAGTTTTTGTATAGCAATTTTTTCTACTCCAGATTCAGATTCTTCAATTTCATCATATCTTTTAAGCTTATCTTCATAATTTCCATCTTGGAATAATTCTTTGAATTTTTTATCATCGCCTTGAATAAGACTAAGTTGAAGAACCCACCACATAATAGTCTTATTTCTCGCTCTATTCTCTGCGGTTTGTTCAAAAAGATTAGCTTGAGCCATTTCATATCTTTGAAGTCTTTCTCTTGAAATGTTCATTTTTTCAATAACATTTTGAATTTGCTTTTTCTCTTCTTCTGTTCTAATAGCTTCTTCCTTAATAGACAATCTTTGAAATTCAGTTTGTAAATTAAAGAATTCCAAATATAGATCATTATACTCTTTTTGCTCTTCATCACTTAGAACTCCGCCATCATTATTAAATCTTTTAGCTAATAAAGCGCGAGTTAATAGTCCAGCTTTAATACCTTCTGAAAGTCTAACACCATAAAATAACTCTGCTTCATCAAATAAACTTCTTGTTGGTTTTTTGATAGCTAACTTAACTGGAACGGTCGTTTTAACCTTGGAAGTAACTTTTACTTCTTCGCCTTTTTCATTAGTAGAAACATCTACTTTTTCAATTTCCTTTTCTTGATAGATATCGAATTCAAACATTGTTTTCATATTTTTTCTCCATTATTATTAACTAAATCTTGTAAATAATTTTTAATTTTACCATAGTAAACTACTCCACCAATTGTTTTAATAAATTGATGTTTTTTGTTATCATCCCAGTTTTGATAATTTTTAATAAAATTGGGATTCTTAAAGGTGGTTAAACTTGGTTTTAAAATTCCAAAGTTATCTTTTAAGCTTTTTTGTATACTTTGTACAGAAAGATTTCCTTCAATTATCTCATCTATAGGAAAATTATAATTTAATTTCTTGGTTTTCATTTGAGCGTTATATTGATTTTACTGAAATTTTCTTCTATCTCTCGTACTGCATCATTAGCATTATCAAGGATTCTTTTGCGTATTTTTTGATAAGTTTCATCATTTATATTATAACCAGAATCACCTAAATCTTCAAGAATAAAAAAGAAGTTCTTATATATACTTGTAATTTTTCTCTTTATCTGAAAAAGAGTCATGTCTTTTATAGGATCGTTTTCCATAATCTTTTACCTTTATCTAACCCTTACCTTAACTTGAATTACACAAAAAATAACCCCCACGAGAACGTGAGGGTTATTTTATAACTTAATTTATGTATTATTTATTAGAATTGTCCGTTGATAAATAATCCATTTGCAGTGTCTTGTGGGCCACCAACTTGAGCGCTGAATGTAAGACTAACAGATTTATTGCTACCAATATCAGAGCTATACTCTTGACTATCTAATTTTGCACCCTTAAGGATGTATTTTGCCATAGTAAGATTAGAGTCGGAAGGACTCTTGATTGTGATTGATGGATTATAAGTGGCAGAATCATCGACTACAAGATTTGCTAAATTTCCTGCATTCATTGTTGTGACTTGAGCATCAACGCTTAATGTTACTGTTAATGGGAAGTCAATTTCTCTTGTGAATGCGAATTTATTTCCTAGTCTTTGAATTGGTGTACGACCTAGATCAAAGCTTAATGTATAACTTTGAATATTCATTGTGTTTACATCAACTCCGCTAGCTAATGTATTACTTAATGATAATGTAATATCTCCTGGGCGTAGAGCACTAATTGCGCTTCCACTTCCAATTCCAACATTTTGAACAGCTTGAGCTAATTGGTAATAATTTGTTAAAGCTGATCCATTTTCAGGATTAACTGCTGGAACAAAATTTCCACTAATTCCGTTTTGGAAATTCATATTCAAACCTTCAACATTTATAGTTGTTGTTGGGAAATTACCAACAGAACCTTCTGTTGAGTAGGACGTTAAGAATGCATTACCGATTCCAATGACTCCGTTATTTGCAGAAGAACCATCTGTGAATCCTACTGCATCCGTACCTTCTGGAGTCGTACGAATAAAATAATTTCTTTCGTCTGAAGTTTTATTTAAGAATCCAGAAATAGCAGAAACAGTCGAATCACTACTTCCAGAAGCAATTGTGAATCCTAGGTCATTTTCATTGGAAAGATTTGAATTAATATAACTAAAATCTAATGAAACTGTTGGATTTGTTAAAATTACACGATCAATAGCTGCTAATTGTCCGAATTGATTAACATCTGTGCGATCTACTGTAAAGCTATAATTAGCTGTTTGAATTCTTTGTAGCTGTTGAACTAGATTACGATTTTGATCTGGTACATTACTGTTTCCACCGATTCCAGGTGTGAATGTTCCGTAGTGGTAACCTGTTGCTGGTGAGGGTCCAGCGTAAACTGCTTCTGATTGATAAATTATACGATTTCTTGCCATATTAGTATTTCTCCATTTACAGTTATTACACCATTTTTTTTATTTATTTTCTATTTTTTTTATTGCCTTGGGTATCTATTTTTTGATACCTCAAAATCAACAAAAGCAGAATATACATTTCTATTTAAGCTATTGGTAGCGCTAACTATCCTTGTATCAGTTTTACTAACATTGACTTCATTAATATACAGATAATCATCAGTATTAGCTTTATTTGCTGTATAATTAATATAATTAAAAATATTATTTGAGGTATTAACTGAGCCTAATGAATTAAATGGCATTTCATTTGCATATATTAATGGTATTATCTCGCGAGCAGTATCTCTCATTATACTTGTTACAGCGTCTAGACTAAATACGCTATCAGATAATATGATTGCTCTAACATTACTAATTGTTTGATCAAATCCACCAAAAGCTAAGGGCTTATTTTTACCACCTTGATATTTTAAATATATAACAGGATAGGTCTCTGAACCAACTGGTAATCCAGTAGGATTTTGATATGTTTTAGGATTAATTTGATATTGTGTTTCAAATAATAAATTTTCTTCAGTTTTACTAGTCAAATACATGTTAAAATCTTTAACAGCATAATTACCACTTAAAGCTGTAGTAGGATTACTTATGGGTTGACTAAAATATAATTGACCCTCAGAAGCATTAATTCCACTTAAATTATTTTGTCCAGGAATTGTAAAAACTCCATTAACATAAACTCCACTTATGATATTTGCACCACTTATAGAAGAGTCTATAACCATTTGCTTTAATGGAGCACCGTATGTATAGTATCCATAGAACATATTAGTAAGGGGATAAAATACGCTCTGAAAATTTGTATAAGCTTGTCCATTAGTTGACACTTTGTTATCTAACCAAAGTAGCATGCTAGTCATTAAAATATTATCAAATTGTGGTGTCATTTTATTTTAAATTCTTTATAAATTTCGTATAAAGCTCTGTCATATATCTTACTGGTCTATACGCAGCAACTCTAACTTTATTTTTAGATTGAATTCCTCTTCCAGATCTACTAGATGGAAATACCAAGCCATAAACATAATATCCAAATCCAGAAATACCATCTTCGACACCCTTTACCCAGCTTCTTCCTCGTTCAAATGGAAGAGGTGTTTGAGATTTTATTTCATCTAAAGAAGGAGTAAATACATTAAATTTTAATTGAAAAGTTTTTCTATCAAAAATTGATTTTTTATCTAAAAATGTATTTTGTTTGATTAAGTTAGTAAGATCATTAACTGGTTCATCTTGACTATCAAATCCAATAAATGCAAAAAGATTTTCTTTTCCATTTAAAGTATTACTAATATTTTCTCCATCTGGACCACTATTTAATTCTTTGGATACGGGGTGATCTTGTATTTCATTTATATATTGATCTAGATTTTCTTTTAAAATTTCTTGAGCAAAAATAACTGCTTCTTTTTTTAAATTTGCCTCATATGAAGCTGCTACTTCTTCTTTTAATTGTTTAAAATTAATCTTAGCAGCCATATTATTTTGTTTGCTCCAATCCATATACATAATATGTATTATTTAAATATTTTTTAACAATATCTTCTGTGATAACATTCCAAGTTTTTCCATCAAATTCAAGTTTTATAGTTCTTCCGTTTGCAATAAAATCTCTTGCATCCTGTTTAACTTTTAATGTAACATCTCCTTTTACAAAAACTAATTTTAAGTCACTATTAACAACATCTGTATCGTTAGAATTATTATAATAAATTCTTCCATTAAAAATTCCAGTTACAGGAATATAGGTAAAATTCACTGCATCTGAAGATTGTCCATAACCATATAATGGCGCACTTTGAACTTGTTCTACAATTCTTACTGGGTCTTTATGAACGATAAAAGGTCTGGAAAAATAAGTAAAAAAATTATCATAATCTTGCGAAAATTCTGCCGCAGCTGTTGAGTTTATAAAGCTCATAGTGTTATGCTGAGTACCAAATTGTTCTTATATTGCGAAAGGCATTCCTTCCAACTGGATCATAAACTCCTGGAATAGTATCATCTCCAGCAACTTGTAAAGGAGTAACTTCATTAAGTTCATATTTATTAACAAAATCTTGCAACTCATCATATTCTTGTTTTCTAACTGATATGTAACTTTTTAAGATTTCATTTTTATTAGCTTTTTGAACGCTACCAATATCATCTTTAATTGTAATAAAGTCTGTTGAGGCTAGACTCCCTGTACTTTTGATTCTAAGGTCGAAAAAATATACAGAATACATTTTTTTAAATATATATTTTTCAGCGTCACCAAGATTGGGATTAATCTCCAAAGTAGCACTATTAACTTCGAATTGTCTATTTATTAAATTACCAAGTCCACCAATATTTCTTCTTACCCAAGCGGCTATAGCTGCAATACTAAGATCACTAGGTTCACCCAATTCTTCGTATATTTCTTGAGCAATAGATGTTACTGTATTTATAATCATATAATAAATTACACTATATGTTATATTTTATTTATAAATAATATCACCAAGAACCAATTGCTGATCTACGCCAATTATTATCAGATATACAAAAATATGAGTAATTTTGATCTAATGCAATTTGACCAGATGTTCCAGCGCTATTTGGGGTAGGTGGAGGAGATACAAGAGATATTCCAGCACCACCATTTATAGTAATTGTAGCTATTAATCCACCAACAGAAGCAGATACTCCAGCTCCAACAAAATTTAACGTAGAAGCAGAGCCTTGAGAAGATCCTTCGTCTTGAATTGTTATTAGTGAAGCTATTCCTTCGCCACTCAATAAAACTCCAGTACCATTTACTGTTGGGCGAGAAGCAAAAGTCTTAATACCAGAGATAGTTTGATTGCCAAATGTTAATACTGAAACTCCACTAAGATTATCCATCTTTGTATTTAAAGTTGAGCCAGTACTTGCGAGATTTGTTATTGTGGCGTAATTTGCTGTTAAATTTCCGCTGAGTGAATTTATCTTGTTGTCTAAAGTGCTACCAGTAGTATATAATTGAGCATCACTTGCAAATGTAGCATCTAAAGTTCCAGTAAATCCTGTAAATAAACCACTTAAGCTATTTATTTTGTTATCAAGAGTGCTTCCAGTTAAAGCTAGATTAGTTCCAGTTAAAACTTTATTTCCAGAGATATATATGTCACCAGATACTCTAACGCTA